TCTTTGGCTGGCTCGGCAGCCTGTTGGGCGGCGGCGGGGGCGGCGGCGCCAACTCCGGCGTCTCCGGCATGGCCAACGCGGCCAATCAAGCAACCCCGGCCCTGCAAGGGCTGACCAGCAGCACCACCGGGGCCTCGAGCGGGCTCACCGGCTTCGCCGGCATGCTCGGCAACCTCGGCGGGCTGCTTGGCGGCGGCGGGGGCGGTGGCGGCGGCTTCGGCGGTATCGGCAGCATCTTTGGAATGATCGGCGGCCTCTTCGGCCTCGAGAAGGGCGGCGTGATCCCATCGGCTGCCGGCGGCATGGTCGTCGGCGCCGGCGGTGCGGTGCCCGACGGCAAGGGCGGGCGGCTGATCGTCGCGCACCCCCAGGAGATGGTCTTGCCGGCCCGCCAGGCGCGCGGTCTCTCGAACCTGCTCGGCAATTTCCAGGCGTCAGCTCCAAGCGAGGGCGGTCTCGGCCGGATCCTCAGCATGCGGATGATGACCCCGAACGTCCCGCACTTCGCGCAGGGTGCCTGGGAGATCGACCGCGACATGCTCGGCATGCTGCACCAGGGCGAGGCGATCCTGCCGAGCTCCTTTGCCGCAGGCCTGCGCGCGATGGGCGGCGGTGCGCCTACCACCTCGAGCCCGTCGGTCACCTATGGCGACACGCATGTGCACCTCTCGGCGATCGACAGCCGCAGTGGCGCGCAATTCCTGATGGCGCACTCGGACACGATCGCCAAATCGCTCTTCCGCGCACACCGCAACAACAGCCGCTTTACGCCCGGAGGCTGAGCCATGAGCCAACGGGTCTACCCGGTCTTTCGCGGCCTCGCTTACAACATCACCAAGACCCCGAATTGGGGGACGCGCATGCAGCGCGCGGTCAGTGGCCGCACACTGCGCACCTCCGACTACGTCAACCCGGTGTGGACCTTCAAATTGGTCTACGCGATCCTGCACGACTTCCCGTGGTGCTCGTACACGAGCCCGACCGAGCTGCGCGCGATGATGGATTTTTTCAATTCATCGGGCGGCGCGTTCGACGCCTTTCTGCTCGACGATCCGAGCGACGACCACGTCACCGGGCAGGTGCTGCCGGCGGCGGTCAGCTCGGTCGCCACGGTCGCCATCAACACTGCCGGCACCAACTACCAGGGCGGCGATCAGGTATCGCTCGCCGGCGGCACCTATGCGGCACCCGCCACCTGGACGGTGGTGAACGTGGACGGCAGCGGCGGTCCGACCGCCTTGACCCCGATCAACCCGGGATCTTACTCGATCATTCCCGGCACCAGCAGTATCGCGACCACGACCACCGGATCGGGCGACGGGACGCTGACCCTCAATGTGACTTGGCTGACGACCGTGCAATTGGTGCGGCAACTGGCACCGGGCGGCTTTGCCGAGGCGATCATCGCGCCCAACACGGTCGGCGCCCTCTATTTCGACGGCACGCCGCAGAGCGGCTGGAGCGTCGACCCGACGACGGGGCTGGTGACTTTGCCGAACCCGTTCTTCAGCACGCAGCCGGCGATCAGCGCCGACTTTAGCTATTACTTCCGGGTCTACTTCCCCGACGCGCTCGACTTCGAGGAATTCGCCCACGGTTTCTGGGAAATCAAGCAGGTCAAGCTGACCTCGGTCGTGCTGTAGCCCATTCGCATCTGTTCACGTCGCGTCGCGCGTCCTCGCGCGGCGTCGGCTTTTCTTCGCAGTGGAGGTCCCTCTCGAATGAGACCAGCGACCACTGCACTGCAGGCCCTCCTCGCCTCGTGGACGCCCGACACCGACATCAAGATGGCCGATCTCTACACCTTCACCCTGCAGGGTGGTGAGGTCCTGCGGTATTCGGGCATTCAAACGGCACTCAGTGCACCGGCACCAGATACCGACCTGCCGCTATACGGCTTTGCTCTCGGCCCGCCGATTGAGCGCACCAAGATTACCGAGCGGATCGGGCTCGACGTCAGCAGGGTCGACATCACGGTCTATGCCGGACCCGATGACACGCTGGGGCTCGGCGGCGGCATGACCTGGCAGGCGGCACTCTGGGCGGGGCTGTTCGATGGCGCCTGGTGTCGGGTCTGGCGCGGCTACATCACCCCACCGGCAACCGTCGTCGGGACGATCAGCCGGTTCTTTGGCCGGGTCGGCGAGGTCGAGGTCGGCCGCACCAAGACCAGGATCCAAGTCAACGGTTTGACCGATCTCCTCACCGTACAAATGCCGCGGCGCCTGTTCCAGGCCGGCTGCATGCACGTCTTTGGCGGGCGCGACGCCAACGACTCAGTGATCGGCATGTGCGGCTATGACCGGGTCCACGGCCAGAATGCGCTCGGCGACGCGACCGGCATCGGCGAGCAGATAATCACCTGCCAAGCCAGCACGGATGGTGCGCACGTCTCGGACCAGAGCGTCATCTACACGAGATTTCAGCCGAGCCCCTCGACGGTTTACGACAACGGCTCGATCATCGGGGTCACCGGGCAGAATGCCGGCTACACCCGCACGATCGGCAAGATCAGCCCCACCTTCTTCACCGACGGCATCGGTGCGCTCTACCCGATCTATTTCCTGAAGCCGTTTGTCTTCCCGGTGGTCGCCGGCACCGATCAGTTTCAGCTGTTGCCGGGCTGCGACCACACGCTGGCGACCTGCACAAACACCTTTCAGAACCAGCTGCGCTTTGGCGGGTTTCCCGACATTCCGCCGCCCGAGTCGGCGATTTAATAAGGCATTTCTCAAATGGTAATGATGCTGGCGCCGCCAGGCGCGACGGTTGGCCAATCGGTCAAGGTGCTGTCGGGCGCGACCTATACCATCGACAGCTACAGTTTTGTCTCGGTCACCTCACAGTTCGATGTGGTCTACCTGCAGAACCAGGGGTTTTCGCAGCTGCCCGGCGGTCGCTACAACTTGACCGCAACCACCGACCCGGCGGCTGGCAGTGACAACACCCAGGATTTCGCACCGGGCTCGCTGTGGATCAACACCACCGCTTCACCCAATCGCGCCTGGCTCTGTGTTTCGGCCGCGACCTCGGCGGCGGTGTGGCTGCAGATCTCGATCGGCGCGCTGATCGCGACCGCCAACGATGCCAACCTCGCCAATCTGACGCTGACCGCGCTGCTGACCCAATCGGCGGCGACCGCGGTCACCCCGTTCAATGGCGGCGGTCAGGGCAGTGCCACCGCGCTGACCACGTTTATCAGCAACGTCAGCTCGTCGATCGGATCGTCGGCGCCCTTTGACAGCACCAAGCTGCAACCGGCAGCCGCGGGGCTGTCGCAGATCGTGCTCAATACCTCGAGCCACTCGATCGCCTTGTTCCCGAACGGCTCGGACGCGATCGTCCTCAACGGCACCAATTTCGGGGCGTCCGCCAGCATCGTGATCCCCGTCAACTTTGTGTTCATCGGCTGGGTCACCGCGAGCGGCGTCTGGACCGGGCTGCTGTTTGGAACAACCGGCGATGTCAGCGGGCTCGGGTTCACCGTCAACTTCATCTTCAACACCAACAGCGCGACCTCGGGCACGACCTTGACCGGCGCCAACCTCACCGGCGCGCTCCAGGAAGTCACGCTGGACATGACCGGCACGATGACCGGCGACAGCAACGCGCAATTGCCGACCGTCGCCAATCTGGTCGCGGCGATCCCGAACCTGATGAACGGCTACGTCTACAAATTGCGGATCATCAATTCGAGCTCGGCCAACCACGTCTGGACGGTGACCACCAACACCGGCTGGACATTGAACGGTACGATGACGATCGCGCAGAACACATGGCGCGACTACTTGCTCACACTGACCTCGAGCTCGGCCGCGGTGTTGCGAGCGATCGGCACTGGCACCTTCTCGTAATCGATCATATCGCGCCCAGTGTCACCCGGATCGTGACCGCGACCGAATAGCCGTCGCGCCGTTCGACGCGTCGCGACTCGATGAACCCGCCCTCTGCCTCGGCCGGCAGCCGAATGTCCTTGTTGGCTTTGGCGAAGGCCGAGATCGCGGCACCTCGTACCGCGTCGTCGTCGTCGGGTGTCTGCATGGGGGACGAGCATGCCCGATCTCGATCCGCGCCGCCAGGCGATCATCGCCGAAGCCCGCACTTGGCTTCACACCCGGTTTCACCACCGGGCCTGGGTCAAGGGTGCCGGCTGCGACTGCCTCGGGCTGATCTATGGCGTCTACCGCGCGGTCGGTCTCATCGACGAAGTCAAGATCCCGTTCTACCGGCCCGACCAGATGCACCACCGCAATGAGGAAACCTACTATGAGGGGCTGCTGCAATACGGTCATAAGGTCGCACACCCCGAACCCGGCGATGTCGCCTTGTTCCGCTATGGCCGCCTGCTCTGGCACGGCGCCATCGTCATCCTGTGGCCCCGCCTGATCCATGCCTTTGCCGAGCGCGGCGAAGTGTGCCTGGGCGACGCCGACCAGGGCCGATTGCGCGGCCGCGAGGTCGTCTTCCTCTCGGTGTTCTGATCGATGAGCCTGTTCCGCACAACCACTCCCTTTTTGCAGAACAACGCCTGGCAGCATCAGTCGCAGAACGCGCTGCGCTACAACACCAGCCAGGTCGGCTCGGTCCTGCCCTTGTGCTTTGGCACGGTGCGCCAGCAGGTCAATCTGGTGGCGCTCGGCGATTTCATGGGTCCCGGCGGCGGCAAAAAGGGCAAGGGTGTCGGACCACTGCCGATCGCCGGCACCAACACCGTCGCGGGCGGCAAGGGCGGCGGCGGCAAGGGCAAGGGCAAGGGCAAGAAAAGCCAAGACTTTTCGGTCGACCTCGCGGTCGCCCTGTGCCAGGGCCCGGTCACCTTCAACGCGAACAACCTGGTCTTTGCCAATTCCTCGGTCGAGGCGTTCTCGGCGACCGCCTCGGGCGCCGGCAAGGGGAGTTCCGGCAACCAGCTGAATTTTTACATCGGCGACGACGGCCAGGACATCACCCACCCGGTCGGCAGTGTCAATTATTCCGGCACCTGCGTCGTCACCGCGACGCCGATCGACCTGGGGCCATCGCCGGCAATCCCCAATCTCAGCTTTGAGATCAGTGCGCTGTTATACACCACCGGGGGAGCGGGTTTCCCGGCCGATGCCAACCCCGGCGAAGTCGTCACCTCGTTTCTGACCGACCCGCGCTTCGGTGCCGAATTTCCGGCCGCCAACCTCGACGATTTGGTGGGCAGCGGCCAGGGCACGACGTTTGGCGAATACTGCAAGACCTTTGGCCTGCTGATCTCGGTGTCATTGGACGGTCAGCAGAAAGCGGCGCAATGGCTCGAGGGCATCTCTCGCCTGCTCAACACCGCGCCCGTGTGCTCGGGCGAGCTGCTCAAGTTCATCCCCTATGGCGACATCCCATTCGCCAGTAACGGTGCGAGCTGGAACCCGAACCTGGTGCCGGTCTACGCGTTGACCGATGCCGATTTCATCCCGTGGCATCCGCATCAGGACGGCGCCGACCCCGAAATCGGTCAGGACGATCCGATCATCCTGACGCGCAGCAACCCGGCCGACGCGTTCAATTGGTTTTCCATCGAGTACCTGGACCGCGCCAACTTCTACAATTCGACGGTGCTGGCGGTCTATGACCAGGGGGCGATCGACCAGTATGGCTTGCGCATCGGCGACAGCCTGCCCGGCAAGTGCTTTGCCAATGCCGGCTCGGCGCAGGTCGCGGCCCAGCTCTACCTGCAGCGCACGCAATACATCCGCAACACTTATAAATTTCAGATCGGCTGGGACAAGGCGCTGCTCGAGCCGATGGACATCGTGCTGCTGACCGGCAGTGCCGGCGACGCCTACCTCTCCAATGAGGCGGTGCGGGTGACGTCGATCGAGGAAAACGACAATGGTGATCTGACGGTCGAGGCCGAAGAGGTGGTGACCGGCAAGCAATCGCCGACACCAACCGCGGTCACGCCGAGCGGGCCGATCCCGCCGGCAAACCCGGAATGCTCCGTCAATTTGACGGTGCTCCAAGAGACGGTCTTCAATTCGGACCTTTCTGACAACATCAATGAAATCGTCAATTCGGGCGGTTGTGTCGGAGGCGGCGCGCCTCCCTATACCTGTTCTTACCTGCACCCAGACGGGTCGGTCATCCCGGGTCATATTGGGGTGGGCGGCATCGACTCGGGTGGCTGCCCCTGTGTCGTCCTCGTGTTTGTCGCTTTCGGCCAGTACCAGCGGACGGGGACCGTTGACGGCAACCAATACGACACCGACCCGGAAACGCAACAGGTCTCTACCCCGAGGCTGGGCAACTTCCAGCGCCGCGGCGTTCAGACGATGTATGCGCCGATCAAACAAGTTATCGGTGGCGATCCTGGCGAATTGTATCCCGGTATATTCAAGCAGGAATTGTGGTGGGCACCAGCGCCCGATGGGGTGTTCGGCGACCCGGTCGAGGACCTAGTGCAAGTGGTGCTGAGCAGCTGGGTCAGTAACGTTCAGATCTGGACGATTGCGGTGACGGGCTTTAGCGCAGCGGGTGTCATGAACCCGTGGGGCCAGAACGCGACGATCTACAACGCCAATTGGAGCTTCGACGGTACGCAAATCGTCGTCGAGCATGAATATACCGATGCCCCAGGCGACATGGTGCTGCGTTGGGCGGTCTCGGTCTTCAATGTCGCGAATTGTGAATATCCCACCGGCTATCGCGACGGGTTTTTGTACCAAGAGGTGCCCCCTACCTTCCCCCTTCCCTGCAGCAGTGGCGTTGGCGACCCTTTTCTGATCACCGGTATAGACTACGGTACTTGCGGCTTGCCGGGACCGGGCTCGACCTATATGGGCGACGGCACCTTCGCGGGCGGCTTTCGAAGCGAGATCAGTTACGGCGGCGGCGGCAGATTCGCGCCGCAGCAGGTCAATCAGAGCTCCGGCTTTATGTTCCCGCAATCGGGTCAGTGGTACTTGTGGCCATTGTGGATGGCGCTGGTCGACTCGATTCACTTTAGTTGAGGGGGGCGCCAGGATGGCATTGCCCGCGAGACCGATCAATGCGCATGACTGCGGGCAGTGAGTGATGGCGCTGGCCCCGATCTCGCCAACCGGTGTGGCGACCGCGTTTCTCTACGCCAGGCAGACCACGACGACCGGCACCGGCATCGCACCGCAATTGAGCGTCAGCCCCGGTTATACCAACCGGCCGATCATTTTCGAGCCGCCCGGCAAGCTCTCGGGCGGCGTGCTGAAGGTGTGGATCATCGCCACCGGCCAGAACAGCAATTGGGGCGGCTGCTCGGTCTGGGTCAGCATCGACAACACGACCTATACGCCGATCGGGACGATCCTCACCGGTGGCATCCAAGGGGTGCTGAGCTCGTCGTTTGCGAGCGGCTCCGACCCCGACACGACCGATACCTTGTCGGTCGATCTGACGATCAGCCAGGCGCAGCTGATCGCCGGCACGATGGGCGACGCCGATGCGTTTTTGACCCTGTGCTATTGTGATGGCGAGCTGATCGCCTACAGCGACGCGACATTGACCAGCGCGTCTCACTACGATCTCGACACCTATATCCGCCGCGGCTGCTATGGCACGACGATCGGCGCGCACGATGCCGGCACCCAATTCGGGCGCATCCTCGCCTCGACATTTGCGTTTGACTTCCCGGAAAATCTGGTCGGCGACACGATCTACTTCAAATTCCCGGCGTTCAATACCTTTGGCGGCGGTGCGCAGGCGCTTGGCGATGCGATCGCCGTCCCCTATACGCTGACCGGGGTCGGCGTGGTCAACAACAACGCCTGGTATCAGTCGTTCTCGGTCGGCGGCGCGTTCACCGATCTGCCGATTGACCCGTGGGACAGCAATTACGAGATCTTTGACATCCAGGCACCGGTGGCGCTGACCTTTGCCGTCAACTTTGCCGGTAGCCAGACGCCCGGTTGCGAGATCGCCCCGACCGCGGACGTCACCTTGACATTCCAGACGATCCATGCCGGCACCGCGACGACCGTCGGCACGATGACGATCAGCTCCGGCATGACGACCGGCAGCTACACCGTGGCGTCAGGCTTCACATTGCCGGCCGGCGACCGGCTGCGACTCTACGCGCCGGCCGGGGTCAATACGCACATTGCCGGCGCCTTTGGGACGATTTACGCGACCCGCTGAGCCCCCTGATTTCTGTTTAAGGAGTTCTTTCCGTGACTATTGAAAAGGTCATGACCGTTCTGCTCGTCCACGGCGAGGGCGACCGGGCCACGGTCAACGCGTTGCAGCGTCATCGCAACAACGTCGAGCTGTCGAATTTCGCCCGCTTCAATGCCGGCAAGCCGGTGCCGCAGCATCTCTCCGCCGAGCCCGACGAGCCGCCCGACGTCGTGGTGCTGCTGGTCGACGCCGATGGCCGGCGCGTCGAATGGCCGGTCAGGACCTGGGACGAGGTCGAGCAATGGCAAGCGCTCGCCGGCTGGGATCCGGAGAAGCGCCACTGGCGGCACGGTGCAGCCGTGACGCTCGCACTGAGCTAAGGAGCGCATTCCAATGTCTGCAGGGCGTACTTACACGATCAATTTCCGCGCCGTCAGCATTTCGGCGGTGCAGGATCTCTGCGCCGCTTATGCCGGCGCCAGCATGGGCATCGAGGTGGTCTCGATCACCTTGGGCCAGGTCACGCAGACCGCGGTCGAGGAGTGTGCGATCTCGATCAAGCGATTGACGGCGGCGGTGAGCGCCGGCTCGGGCGGCAGCGCGTTTACGCCGACCCTCGACACCGACACCGATGCGGCGGCGACGTTTACCGCGCGGATCAACGACACCAGCCAGGCGACGGGCGGGGCGACAACCTATCCGCATGTCGATGTGTGGAACCAGGTCAACGGCTACCAGTGGATCTTTCCGGAGCGCGCGCGGCCAAGCTGCAAGCTCTCCGAGGCGCTGATCTTCTCGCTGGATGGGGCGCCGGCGGGGGCGCGCACTGCCTCCGGCAGCATGAAGATTCGCGAACTCTTCTAGCCGGTGGGGCGCGACGATGGCTGTGGTCTTCATCGACGGCTTCGACAAGTACGGGGCGCTCAACGCCGTAACCGGCAATGTCGGCACGCTGCTGCTCGAAGGCGAATGGACCAGCCAAGCCGCGGGCTCCCCGACCATTGTCGCCGGGCTCAGCTCCACCGGTTCGGCGATGCAAATCGTCTACGGGGCCAGCTCCGCCGCAGATCTGATCAAGACGTTCAGTTCGACCTGGACCCGGCTGATCGGCGGGATCCGGTTCAACGCCAATCTGGTCGGCCAAAATAGCGGCTTTGGCTTTGCCAGCAATGGCACGTCGGCCTGCACGATCACGATCAACACCGCCGGCACGATCAGCTTGCGGACCGGGAATAACGGCGGGACGGCGCTCTCGACGTCATCATCGACCGTCAGCGCCAACGCGACGCACTACCTCGAATGGGACATCACCTTTGGCGCGTCGTCCTCCTACCAGGTGTGGCTCGACGGCGTGTCGATCTTTAGCGGCACCGGCAACACCGCCAACGGTGTCAGCAATGTCAACCAGTTCCAGTTCTTCGGGCAAAGCCAGACGATCATTTTCGACGATTTCTATCTGTTCGACTCAACCGGCGGCACCAACAACGCGGTGCTCAACACCAACCCGCGGATCGAGACGCAATTCCCGACCGCCGACAGCTCGGTGCAGTTTTCCTTTGGCGCGGCCATTCTGGGCTCGGCCGAGCAGACGACGGTCAGCACGGCCAGCCCGGGCGCCAACCAACTAATCCTGCGTACCTACACGCCGACGGTCGCCTGTGTCCTCAATTCGGTGGCGTGCGTCCCGAACACGACCAATGGCGCCGCCAATTTCAAAGGGGTGCTCTACGCCGACAGCGCCGGCGTGCCCGGATCGTTGCTCGCCACCGGAACCCAAGCCACCGGCACGATAGCGGGCAGCACGCTGACGAGCCCGTTCTCATCGGGTCAGACATTGACCGCGAGCACGGCCTATTGGCTCGGCTTTATCACCGACACCAGCATCACCTTCCAGGAGTCGGACACCAATGCTACCGGGCGGTCAAAGTCCAACACCTATGCCTCGGGTCCGCCCAACCCGGCCGGGTCGACCACCGGCGGGCAGGCGTCTTTCCTGATCTACGGCAACCTGACCGGGGTTGCGGTCGACTATTACGAGGTCTCGGTCAACCCGCCGCCCGGCGACATCAGCTATGTCTTCGCGTCGAGCTCGGGGTACGAGGATTTGTACTCGTTCCCGGCATTGTCGACGACGCCGCTCAACATCTACACGGTGGCGGTCAAGGGCAACATCAAGAAATCCGACACCGGCGCGCGCACCGTCAATCTGCAGTGCAAATCGAGCGGCACCGACAGCGCCGGCAGCAATAGCGGGCAGGCTCCCGGCACGACCTATGGCTGGCTCGAGTCGTTTTTTGACACCGACCCGAATACCGGCTCGGCGTGGACCGCGAGCGGGCTCAACAGCGCCACCAGCGGCGTCAAGATCGCCTCATAGGAGCCGGCGCGATGGCTTTACTGTTCTGCGACGGGTTTGACAAATACGGCAACGCCACCAACCAGAACGTCCTCGCCAATGTGACCGCGGCGCTGACCGCGGGTGAGTGGACCAGCACGACCAGTCTCATCAGCACCACCGCGATCGTGGCGGGGCTCAGCGCGATCGGCTACGCGCTCCAGTTCGTCTCTTCGTCTCAAGGCCTCAATGTGTTGAAGACGCTGGCCACGAACTACTCGCGGCTGATCGGCGGCATCCGCATCCAGTCGTCGCTGATTGGGGCTTGCGGCGTGGGGTTTGCCGATAGCGGCAGTTTCCAGTGCGGCATCCAGATTCTCACCACCGGCCAGCTGTCGCTGCGGACCGGAGCCAGCCTCACCAGCGTGACGGCGACGTCGACCGTGGTGGTCAGCGCCAATTCGACCCATTATCTCGAATGGGACATCACCTTTGGCGCGTCGGCCGCCTACAACATCTACCTCGACGGCGTGTCGATCATGAGCGGCACCGGCGCCACCAAGACGACGAGCAACAGCACAGCCAACCAGTTCGTCCTGTTCGGCACCGGCTCGGTGCCGGCTGTCGTCGACGACCTCTATTTGTTTGACAGCAGCGGTGCGACCAACAATGCGGTGCTGCTGACCAGCCCGCAGATCGAGACGCAATTCCCGACCGCCGACAGCTCGGTGCAGTTTTCCTTTGGCGCGGCGGTGCTGGGGCAGGCGACGCAAGGCGTCTCCACCACAAATGCGCCCGGTGCCAACGAGCTGTTTCTGCGCAAATATACCACCGGGCCGAGTGCGACCCTCGCCTCGGTGTCCTGCATACCGGGTGCCACCAATGCCAGCGCCAAGTTCAAGGCGGTGGTTTATGCCGACAGCAGCGGGCCGACCGGGTCGACCTTGGCGACCGGTGCGGAGGTCACCGGCACCACCAACGGCACGACGCTGAGCAGCACTTTCGCCAGCCCGCCGACGCTATCGGCGAGCACCCTCTATTGGATCGGCTTTATCACCGACACCTCGGTCGTTCTGCAGGAATCCGACGCCGCCCTCAGCGGTTCCTCCAAAGCCAACACCTATGGCTCGGGGCCGCCGAGCAGCCCGGCGATGACCGCCAACCAGGCGTCGTGGGTGATCTGGGGCAACCTCAACAGCACCGGCGTCAACTGGTACGAGGAGAACATCGACCCGCCGCCCGGCGATGTTTCCTATGTCACCTCGAGCACGTCGGGGAACGAGGACCTCTATTCGTTCCCGGCGCTGACCACGCCAAACCCGACCACGATCTATTCGGTCGTCGTCAAAGGCTACGTCAGGAAGACCGACTCGGGCACGCGCACGGTCAGCCTTCAGTGCAAATCGAGCGGCACCGACAGCTCGACCAACACCGTGGCACCGAGCACGACTTATGCCTGGATCGACGCCAATTTCGACACCGATCCCAACACCAGCTCGGCGTGGGGCGCCACCGCGGTCAATTCGGCGACTTCGGGCTTCAAAGTAGCGTCCTGACATGGCGACGAGCGCGCGGTCTGGCGGTGTCGTCCGCGAGGTCCTGCGCTTCAATACCGGCGGGCTGCGGGCCGGCGGGGTCGTCCGCGAGATCATCCGGGCCAGCACTCCGCAGGCCCGGATCAGCGGTGTGGTCCGCGAGGTCCTGGTCCAGGACACGACCAGCCAGGTCAGGACCGGCGGGCTCATCCGCGAGGCGCTGGTCAACGGCTCCAACAGCAGTGGCGCGACCCGGGCCTATGTCGACGGATTGGTGCGCGAGGTCCTGGTCTTTGGCTTCGGGCCCGCAAAGCCGGTGCCACCCGGCCAGGCGAAAAAACACCACGTCCTCGCCGAGCTCGATCGCCACACGCAGTTTGAAGAGGAGTTTTTCCCCGGCTTCACCAAGCGCGTCGTTATCGTCGTCCCGGCGCCGGTGCCGCACATCAAGCCGTACCACCACGTTGCGCGCTACGAGGAACCCGAACCGGAATGGTCGCCGCTGCGGCGACCGCAGGCGATCGCACCGCTGCCGGTGCCGCACATCAAGCCGTACCACCATGTGGCGCGGTTCGACGAGCCGGAACCCGAA